TGATAGTGCTTTGCGAATACTTGTAAAGGTCGCGGCGACTGACTCCAAATCCTCATTATCACAATTATAACGTAAAATAATCATTTAACTTTAACCCTCTCTTTCAAAAGCGTTTGAAAAATCTCTTCACCATTATCAGTTGGTGAATCTTTCATTTTTGTAATACCGTTTTTATCATATACAAAACTCATATTACAATACCTACTATACTTTTTACATATATTATAAAGTTTATCATAGTAGGTATGTTCGTTTTCTTTTTCTTCTCTATCAAAACACACTACAATTTCATTTGGTTTGCAATATTTCAATAGAAGATTAACTTGAAATTTATTTAAGTTAGAACCACACGCCGCAACGCCACAATTTGGAAGCGAAAAGCTTTCTGCTTGCATAACACTCTTTTCGCTCTCAAAGATATAACACACTTTATACTTTTTAATATTGTCTTTGTTAAAATTTAATCCATACAAATTTAAACTAAGTGGATGACTATACCATTTATTTTCAATTTGAATAGGCATATATTTTCCGAATTGCTCAATATCTTCCGCATTGAGCGCGCGCCCACGAATTCCAACTAAATCGCCATTTATATCATAGTGCGGAATTATAATCTTATTTTGAGAAATTGAATAGAGAATATTATATTTATCCATCGCTGCGGTTGAGATTCTATCCTTTAACCATTCTACCGGATATCGTTTTACAAATACATTTAATACTCCAGAAGGATAAGTTTGAAGGTTGCGCGCGGCCCAACCATTTTCATATTTGTCCCTTTGGCTCTTATAAGTATTACCTGCATTAAATGGTATTGAAGCAGAACAATTTAAAACTACTTGGAGTATATCTCTATACCAGTCATACGCAATTCCACGAGTTTCATAATAATGTTCAAGAAATTTGAATATGGTTTGCGCGCCGCATTCTGTATAGCAATAAAACATATGACTATTTTTATAGTAGTAAAGCTTTTTAGACGCACGCGATGCTTCTACGTTATGACAAATAGTGCTGCAAATCAAACAGTCTTCTTTTTCAATAACTTCTGCGCCCAACTGCTCCAATAAACTTTTTACACTTTCAACTTTTAAATTATCTACTATTTCTTTATAGTCAATCATTTTTTATTTTATTCTATTCAATTCTTTTAATTGTTCTTCAAAATCACTCGCCGCCGCACCAAAATCCATTTCATAATTATAATGATTCATTACTGGCAATACTTCCATTCTTGAATCAGTTACAAATAAATCGACTTTTCTTAAATTTCCTAAATTTACGTCGCTCCAAATTCTAACTTGATTCCATTCACCACTACGAACTTTATATACATCAGTTACCATATTTGGAATTCCAATTACTTTTTCTTTATCTTTCAAAAAATCAAGCTCATCTTTTAATGGTCGCGCGCAGATAACACCAATATCTGCTTTATTTATAATTGAGCGGCTTCCAGACAATGATGCTTCATTTCTTATATTTTGATTACTATCTGCATTTGCATTTACCTGAGTCGAACTCATCATAAATACTTGTAATTCAACTGCCAAATCTTTCAAAGCAGTTGAAAACATAAGCAAAACTTCATCATTTCTTAAAGAAAAACCTTTGAATTCACTCAATAAACTTGGACTAATATGAATGTAATCATAAAATACACAACTTATATCGTGCATTAATACATTCTCGCGCACAATTGTCTTAACCAGTTCAATTGTTGGATTCGGCATTCTCACAATAAAGAAATTATCTTGATATTGTTCCAAAACCCACAAAGCCTGCTTAATTATAATCGTTTCTTTATCTGTAAAACCGCCATATCTAAATTTAGTTTCATTAAAACCAGTTAGATAAGCTAAAATCATTTTCTGAATTTCTTTCGCGGTTTGTTCTGTAGCAATAAATAAAACTTTCTCATTACTACCAGTCTGAACCCATTTTCCAACAGAAGCTTCATACCTAAATGGAAAAGCTAATAAACACGCATCTCCAACCGCTTGTCTTGACTTACCAACACCACTCGGTGCTGATCTTAATACAAAAATTCCCTTGCGCGCGCCAGCAACAACTTCATTAAAAATATCTCCTTGAAGCGGAGGCCCAACATCAACTCTATCTTCGGCATCACCAATTATATCTTCGATACCTTCAAATACATTGACTGTTTCAGTTGTATCATTTTGAACAAAATTTCTTTCAATCCCTAACAATTTTCTTTTAAAACTTTCAAGAATATCAGAAATATCTAATTGTTCAAATTTTTCATTGATTTCTTGCGCGTGCGGATTTATTGGATCTTCAATATAAAATTCATCAATACTAAATCCCTTTTTCTTAAAAGACTCCAACAAATTAAATTTCTTTAATTTCTTATAATAATAAGGGAAATTCTGTTCTTCACAAAGATAATCCGCGTCTTGTAAATATTCAATACCTTTTTGCTGTTCAAAAATTAATTTTGCAGTATCATTTGTACTTAAATAATTTTCTACATCAATCGGTTGGATTCGCTGCGCGCCGTTCCTATATAAGTTGTCAATGGCTGCAAAAATAAATTTATCAATTCTATAATAAAAATCGTCTGGAGTTAAATTATATTTATCTGTTTCACTCAAATATTGGGGATGTTTCATTAAATCACCAAATATTTGAAGAATGGTATTTCGATCAACCATTTATATATCCTCCAGACTCCATTTATTTTTATCCTTCTTTTTTGCTGGCTTCACTATTTTTACCGTCTCGCGCGCCTTACGCTCTGCAATTTGCTGCATAATCGCATCAATTGTACCGGCTTTTTTATTTTCTCTATCAATCCAATATTGCGCAGATTCATTATAAATACTTGGTACAATTCCGATGCCGCCGAGACTCTTTTCGGAATTACCTTTCATTACTGTATAAAAGTAACGAATAGCAAAATAGATTCCTTTTGGCGTAAATCCTTTTTTAGGACCAATAAAATTTTTCCACTGACTTTGAATCTTTTGAAAATCCATATTTGAGAGTTTTACATCTCTATATAGAAAATCAATCATAGCTTCATACCAAAAATTTTCATCTTGGTTGTGTTTTGGATCGTTGCGGCCGTCTTTCCATTCGTCGTAGCAAGTTTTATGATAATAAGAGCGAGTGCCAATTAAAACTGTTTCTTCTTTTTCTGTGTCAAATCGCTGTCTACAAATTCGACACATTACCATATGAGACACATTATCACTCCTTTCTATATATATTTATTATATCATAAAATTTAGAAAAATGCAAATTAAGAAGGGGTAAGTTTCCTTACCCCTTCGATTTACAGCATATCTCGCATTTCCAGAACAACAAGCTGCAACAAATCAACTTGATCTTCGCTAAATTCTGAAAGCTTCATCTTCCGTCCCATCGTCATTTCAATTTTCTTAAGAATTACGATTGCATTACCTTCATCTTTTTCAATAAGCTTTGTCCATAATTCTTGAGCTTCCGCACGTACTGTACTAAAGTCGAGCTTTTCTTCTGTACTGCGCTCATTGTGTTCTGTTACAACCGCTCCGTGTTGTTCCTCTTCTTCAATAGCTTTAGCAAGAGCATCAACAAATTCTTTGTAACCAAATTTAATTTTTGGTGCTAAGTAACGGAATCGGCTACCAGCAACAATAGTGGGTGTGGCGCGGGTCTGAATCCACCTTTCAGATTCGCCTTTTTCATTCCAAGTCTGTGTAATAACACCTATAATGTCAACCAGACCATTTACTATCTTTAGACATCTATTGTTTAGGTCGGGCTGCGCGCCGATTGTCTTTCCATCAGAATCTTGGGATTCTCGAAGGTGGCAGGTCATAATTAGTCCATAACCCATCATTGTAATTTGGCGTAGTGTACTTTCAAACTCTTTTGAAAGCGCCGCATAGCCACCACCATATGGAATGTCTCCAATCTTTTGTACACTTGCTTGCGCGCAGATAAATTTTTCGCACAAATCATAAGCAATAGCTACTGTATCAATACAAATAGTAGCAAACTTAGCTTTTGCTTCCGGCTTATTCAACTGTCTTAGAATAAGCTTCATTTCACTCCAAGTTTCAACTGGCTGAACCATTGCGCCGGGCCGCGCATTTGTGCCCTTTTCAAAAGCAAGGATTAATGCGTCGGGGCATAGTGTGCAAAACTCGGTCTTACCAATTTTTGGAGGCCCAGAGAGAAGTAAATACTTCTCTCTTAGGTCTTTGGAAATCGTACTTGGTTTAATACTTAATATATCAATAGGCATTTATTTGACCTCCTTAGAAACCGAGATCAAGCTTACCCTTCGTACCATTTTTTGCGGGAGTGGGAGTTGCCGCATTCTTACTCTTCAAATTCTCAAGGTAGACATTGCGCTCTGCCATAGCAGCACGAATATCATTTACATCAAATGCAAATTCACCTTCAAGAGCCTGAGAACCACTCATAATAACGAACTCATTTACGGTAGTAGTACGAGTGCGCTTAATGGGTTCACCAAAATCAACTTCTTCCACAAAAGTCTGCGTGGTAGAAGAGAAATTCAGATAACCACTTGCTTTATAGGTGCCACCAGCTTCCCAATAAGACTCAATACCATTAATAGCAGAAGGAGTCGTCGCGTAGAACTTAAAAGGAGCAACCTTGCCGCCGTACATCGGAACAATACCAGTTACTTCAAGCTTTGCGGGTTCAACTTCAACACCATCAGCATCAACTACACGCTTTAGCTCGGAAACACAGAACTCAATAGAGAAACTGGCTTCGGGCTTAAAATCACCAATCGCGCGGCTTGCAAAATTGCAACTTACACGAGGCTGAGAAACAACACGACCGTCGCGCCCAATAAATTCATTTACACGAAGTTCAGCATTAGTAAGACGCACCTTATCGGCCTGTTCCTTGCTGCCGCAAGCGGCGATAGAAACATAAGACTTCATAACCTCTTCAATATTAAGGTAAGCCTTGCTTTCAGTGCCGGCCTTAGTATATCTGGTCGCGAACATATGAACAGGAATTTCACTTACAGTGTTATTCTGCTCTACCATAACTTTAATGGTGCCGCCGATGGTCTCAACGGTTTCGCCATTACGATTAAAAGAACCATATTTTAGATCAATTTCAGATAAGATACCTTCGATTCTAATTCTGTTTTCTGCTTGTCTCAACATAAAATTTTCTCCGTTTAATAGTTTGGTTTAGTTTAGTTAGAATAAGAAGGCCTGACCAGATATA